TAACGTTGAGTTTTCTGGACCGTTAGATAAACCTTATCATAGATGCAGTATTAGACAAACAAGATTAAGAGAAGGTTTCGAAGATCAAATAGATTCCGAATATATGTATGTTGAATATAATAAAAGTATTTATAGTGTAGAAGATGCGACTAATTTTATTTATCTTATGTCTAGATTTACTGATTTAGTACATTTCTTGAACAGTAAATCTTGCTATAATCACAACTTAGCATATCACGTGTTAAATAAAAATTGTTTTCCAGAATTAGAAAATATATTAAACACGCTGGAGTCTTTAACACCCGTAGGTACATTATTTATGTCGCATAATTATAGTAATGCTAATATAGATCCTAAAAGCGTATTAATGTTATTATGTTTACCTAAAGTGTATGATACAACAGAAGAGCCTATATTTACATTTACTTTACAAACGGAGAAAATTAACCCAAGAGCAAACATTTATATTAATTATAAAGAATATATAACAGACGCTTCTGGGTCTAATCATATAAACGATCTTGTAGATAATGCTTTAGTTGAAGATAGAGCATTATTGTTATTAGATTTTTTAAGAAATAACAACGAAACGTACATGGAAACATATATTAAACTTAGTGACGATGTTTTTACAAATTTAATAGATGAATGGATACAATTTATATATACAAACGAATATACGTATATTTCAGAAAGTAAAACAGCTACTAATATGTTTGAAGGTGTTATAGAATATTGTATCATATCCAATAAACTTATAAGCCTTCTCAATAAAGGTGGGATATCCTTATTATGATTAATGAAGATAATATAAGTTTATCTGAAATTACTTTAAAGAAATTGGAAGATAGGTTAAAGAAATTAAACATACCTATATCGATGTTTAAATTGTTATTAAGTTGTGCTATTAAAGACGACTTCTCAGAATTAAATGACCCAGTTATTAAAACTAGATATAAAGAATCTTATGAAAAAGTATTTAAGCATGTGCAAGCTATAATTTATCAAGATGTATATTCTGGTAGTACAACATATGACAATTTTATTGGTATGATTGTTAAATTATATGCCGTATTTGATACGTTAATAATGGGTAGATTACATATAACAGATATAAGTATGCAGAATAAAGATATAGTCGAAACCTTTTTGGATTCATATGGTTATGATTTGTTTCCTATATTTGATGATGATGTTAATAGAGAAATAGCACGCAACATCTATTACTATCTTAGACGAAAAGGAACCCCATACATTTTATCTATGATGTTGAATCATTTAGGATTTACACATTATAGAATAGATGAATACGAGATTAATAAAAAAGAAGATGAATGGGTATTAGTACCTATACCTATATACGTTTCTAACGCCGCTAGAAAGTGGGATTTTAAAGTAGATGATTTTAAAGTTAGTGATATAGATGATCCGATGTGGTGGTTAGATGAAGAAGATTTAGATATGATTTATGATTCTATGACGGGTGGTGTATAGTATGAGCTATTTACCATCCCAAACATCTTATTTTAGTATATCTACATTTTTAAGTACAAAGATAACAACACAAACATCTATAGCATTAGATATTGTTAGACAACATCATAATAATTTAAAAAATAGTGGTAAAAATGTAAATATTTTAACTATACAGGGGTATGGTGAACATATTACATTTGAAGAAGCGTGTTTGGGTACATGGATGGTGTTTGATAAGTTATTTGGTATTTATCCACCAGATTTAGAAAATGTTGTAGGTACATCTTTAATAGGTTGGAATAGGGAAGTAACGGATCCAACTATAGATATACCCATAGCATTAAAGTTATTTGATCAATTATCAGCACCTACAGTAAGTTACGAAGATAAATGGACACGTATGGAAACGATACAAAAATTATTTTATAGAAATTATGCAGAAAATTATGAACAAAGATTTCAAGTAGAAGAACCATATACATATGAATTGTTAAGAACTATCAATCCGTTATTTTATAATTGGATTTTAAAGAACTTAGAAGAAATAGATAAGGCTGTAACATATGAAAGATTGGATATAGATTTATCTGGTAGACGATATATATTTGATCTCACACCAGTTTCATTAAATAATAATATTTTTAATTTTAATGAATCTATGGTGATTGCTAATAAATTCTTTACAAGATTTTTAACTGTATTCGAACAAGTGTTGTATTCTTATACTAAACAAATATTTCCGCTCAAATTATATGCAACTATAGGTTATTTATTTAATGCGTATATTAGAGTTATTATGAATTTCTTAAAACCATACCATGCTAAGTTATTAGAAAAAGCACCTATACTTAGATTTGGTGATGATATATTCGATTCAGTAATGGTTGGTAACGAATTTAGAACAACATTTAAAAGACAGTTGATAGAAAGCGTTGTAAATAAAGTATTTGATGCAGAACAAAGCACACCTACAACATATGATAATTTGCATAATATACGTGAAAAAATATTAATGGATGTAAATCAAAACATTTTAGAAACTATAAAATTCGGTTTAAGAATAGATAATACAGCATTTAGATATGATTCTAATGTAGAAAACAATGTGTATATGATACATAACGAATATCAGATATATACACAAGGACCTAAATCTTATACATTTACGGGTCATACAAAATTAGATTGGCAATTTTGGATTCCTGCCATGGCTCAAGACAATGATTTGGGTTCTATGACGTGGGATAATCAAACAGGTGTTGTAACAAATACGTGGGATAGGGATATTATTGTTATTGCTAATAAACCTATAAGATTTGAAACAGAAACTAAAGAAATAGAAGATGGTTCTATACCAACAACAAAAGCATTATTACATTCTATAGTTGCAAATTGTGATGATGTGGTTAGGTTTGCTTTTAATTTTAGATATTTTGTAAAACCCAGATTTACAAAATATTATTTTGATACAGGTGCGACTGTTCAAAATTATGATTTACTTAAAGATATAGGACGCGGTGAATGGTGGGTTTATAGAGAAGGTTGGAATAGAATAAGTTTGCCTGTGTCTGCGTATTATGATGAATTTGGTATTCTAAAATTACGAGGAACAAATACTGGGGAAGGTTTTGGAGTCAATGTTTTAGGTATGATGACAAAACAAGAATTAGCTAATATAATCACACCTGCATTTAAAATGGGTTATTTTTGGCCTGCTGTTTATTTACCTGTAGGTGCTTCCTTTACAAGTCTAGTTGCTAATTTTACAATTAGACAAAAAGTATTTCCCCAGTTTGATATCACTCATTAGGAGGGTCATATATTATGATACAGCGACACAGAATTACAGAAATGATTAAAAATGCAGACGCTACAACATTTTGTAAGGGTAGAGTAAAGATTCATAAAAATAATAAATTATTAGTAGATACTAGTAACCATATTGTTATATCTGGTCGTCACTGGCTTATGCAACGAATGTTTGGTTTGCCGTTCGATCTTCAAACACAACAGCACGAATGGTTGCCGAATTGGTTTTCTGTAGGTAGTGGTGGTGCGTCTATGGACAACCCATTCCAACCTATTTGGCCAACAGATAACGATATAGAATTGTTTAATCCATTAACATTAAATTCTACAGGTGGTTCTAGATATAACAATAACAATATTAAAAAGATGATAGATGGTGTATCTTTTGAGTCCGCATTAACTACTAAAGTTACTATGACTTTAGGTTACGAAGATTGTGCTGGTCAATATATTAATGAAGCTGGTTTATTTATATCACCTTCTTCAGAAACTACTGAAACAAATTTTACAATGTTTTCGCATGTAACATTCCCGACAATTCCTAAAAGTAATTTAGTAGAATTACTTATTGAATGGTACTTTATATTTTAACGGCAGGAGGAAAGAGAAATGGCATATCAGATTACACTTGATTGGAATGCCATACAGGAGAGAAATATAGATCCCTTTTCTCCTGTAGATTCTGATAACCATAATAAATTATTAAAAATTTTAGGCAATAATAAAGCGTATATTAGAGGTTTTGATATCTCTTATGAAAGAGATTCTGTAAACAATAAAATGATAGCACACTTTACAAGTGGTGTTGGTGTAGTATCATATATTGTTATCGAAATGTTGCAAAATTCTACCATCGAATTGTTTTCATGCCCAATTACAGAAAGAACTATACATGTTGTTTTAAATTATAAATATCAAAAAATACAACCTGTTCCTGTAGCTAGTCTTAAATCTATTAGAACAGAAGAGTATGATCCTACTAGACATTTAATTTTATATACATTCCATATTAGTAACTGGTCTTTAGTACCAACGTTATCTGCATGGAATACTTGGATTTCTAATGAAGCTAATTTCGATGATGGAAGAGCAGCAGATGATGTTATACCAGAATGGGCAACAGCAACATTTGTTAAAAAAGCTGGAGACACATTAGAAGGACCATTACTAGTAGCAAATCCTACACCTACTTTAGCCACAGAAGTTATATGCAAACAATATGTAGATACTAATATTTCAAACCACGACTCACAACACGATGATAGGTTTGTAAGATTAGCTGGATCGACAATGACGGGTCAACTTACTTTAGTTGGTGACCCGACGGCTGTTGGACACGCCGCTAGAAAAGCGTATGTTGATGCTCAACGAGATTATGCTATAAGTGTTGGTACTAATACATATTTACCAAAAGCTGGCGGAACAATGACTGGTGCATTAGTATTACATGCAGATCCGTCTGATGCATTAGGTGCGGCTACAAAACAATATGTAGATACAAAAACAGCAAATCACGATGCTGAACATGATGATAGGTTTGTAAGATTAGCTGGATCGACAATGACGGGCTTTTTAACATTACACGCAAATCCAACGAGTGCATTACATTCAGCAACTAAAGGGTATGTAGATACACAAATTGCTAGTCACGATGCTCAACATACGGATGTATTCTATCCACTAACCGGCGGTGTTTTAAATGGATATATGACATTAAAAGCACCTAATGCATTAAATCTGTCTAATACAAGAACTGCTGTGTATGCTGCGGGGCAATTATATACAGCAATACAAAATAATTTAGATGTTGCGTATTTAAGATCTATACATAGAATAAATTTAGCTTGTGGACCTTTAGATAATACAGCCGGCGATGTTAATAATATGCGTATTTCGTTCTTCTTTAATGACTCTGAAATAGCATATGTGAATAGATACGGTCTAGTGGGTGCTGTATATAATTCAGACATCATTGAGTTTTTTGAACATGATTTAAAAGTAATGCCTAGACAAGGTCAATGTATTGTATTAAACGATGAAGGAAAAGCGGTTGTTAGTTATAAAGAAGCAGATCCAAATGTTATAGGTTTTGTTTCTTATTCACCCGGTTTAACATTAGGTGGTACTACGGAATTTGAAGAAGAATTTGAAAAAGGTCGATTACCAGTAGCACTTTTGGGTCAGATTCCAGAAGTTTTAATAGAGTCTGAAATAGATAGACCCGCAGGTTCGTTATTAGTATCCGGTAAAGAAGGTAGATTAAAACTTTATAAGGATATGGAAACAGTTGAACCTGGATGTATTATCGCTAAAGCATTGAAGCCTATTTTGGCTGGTGTTACACAACACAAGATTTTAATATTCAATGCATAAACGTATTAAAAGCTGGATGGCTTATTTTTAGTCATCCAGCTTTTATTTTTTTGGAGGTGCGGGGTATATGTGGAGATCTCCAGATATAAGAGAACATGTTAAAGAACATACAGATTTCCGTATGGGTAATGTACTTAATTATCATAAATTTAATGCTAAGACGGATTCTGTTGGTGAATACGATTATGTATATGCTGGAGAATACAATGAATTAATTGTACCAGATATATCTGCGGATCATTTAATGGTTCGCTTAACAGAAATGATAAATAAAGCAGATATTTTAAAATTTGAATCAGAAGCTAATTATCAATCACCCATTATTTCTAACTTAAGATACAGTAATGTTTTGTTATATCAATTTGTTTTATTTTTAAATAGGCTTTCTAGTAATGCAGATTTTACAATTGAAAAATTAAAAAATATTTTATTATTAACTCAAGACCAAGTCAATGAATTTTTGTTAAATAAAAATAAGAAATCTCCAAGAACTTTAAGAAAAGTGGAAAATGTAAAAACATACGAAGAACTTGTAGATAAGATGGAAAACAATAGTGAAGATCCACAACAAGCAGTCGATGATTGGCTTAATATAAAAATACCCACAGCAAATTTTACAGATATACAAGATACACCATTTTATCAATTATTGGTGTCTGAATTTGGAGAAAAGTTTGTAACTAATTTAGTTACACTATTAGATAAATATGAAAAGCGAAAGAAGGTGTAGATTATGTATGATGGATTATCTATTTCACCTGTTGATATATATCCAGTAACTATCCCTGTATTACAATCACCACCTAGTCAATCTATACCTTTAATGCAACAGCATAGAGAATTTAAAGGCGAACGTGTAGAAACAGTTATTTCTAGTTACATTTCGTCTCTTTATTTAAGATTGATAAATTGGAATAATGTATATTTGGTTAGGTTCCCCGCTTCTTTATTAACAGTTCCATCTATTATTTTTTCTTCTAATAATAGAAATGGTATATGTTTAAATATGGATTTAGCTACAGCAAGATTGGATTTAAAAACAAATAATATAGGTATATCAGACTATACTGCTTTTTCTGCTTGTGTTGTATATGGTATTAACAAAATATTATTTAACAATATGAAAGATGAACAAGTATTATCGGATACATTTAATGCTATGTGTGGTTTCTTATATTCACTTATCATTAGATGCTATATTAAAGATATAGATATTAGCACTATATCCGATCAAGACATTGCAAATATGTATTACTTAGTTTGTAAACTTGTTGCGTCTTCTTATGTAAGAGTATCTGGTAATCTTAATGCTCTTGTTACTGTAGCAACTCAAAGGTTCTTTATTAAGGAAGATGAAAAGACAAAGAAAAAAGTACCCACAGCAAGATTCAATATAGATAATTTACCTAAAGAACAGGAAGTATATGATTTCACATCATTATTTAGCATATTAGATCAAATGGATATTTTTCCAAATATCACATTATCGGATTTTAGAACTAAAGTATCAAAAATGTTTTCATCCACATTGTTAAGTTCTTTAGGGAATGGTTTAAATTTTGCAAGTATGTTAGCTTCATGTAAATTACCTTCAGAAATATTTAGTCAACGTATATTATCTGTTAGACCTGCTTCTGTTGTCATAGTATCTAAATCATTAAATAAATATGTGCTCGAATTAACTAATAATACTTTACCTATACAAACAAATAATGATCTACCACCGGGGTGGTAATTATGAATCAGTTAGGTTTTAATGTAGATGCTACATTAAAATTTCAAAACAAGGAATTGAAATTAGATAGAGAAATAAATTCTGTTAAAATAAATATGGGTGATGGTATATTAGTACCATCATTAGAAATGACTTTTTATGTAGAGAGTAGTTTAGTTAGTCAATTATTTAAACCATATACAGTAGAGTTAACTATTGTTGAACGTAATGGTAAAGCGGATGATAAGACATATATAACGGGAACATTTTTAAGTTTCTCTAATAAAGCAAGTATAGTAAAAAGAGAGCCTAACCAACCTAGTCGTGTAGATAGAGAATTGATAACACACACATATTTATTACAAAATGCATATTCTATGGCTAATACACATACAGGTGGTTTATTTCATTCTAAAACCATAAAACAAGTAATTCAATCATTATGGCCTAAAGTTAGTAATGGATTACAATTAAACTTAGGTAATTTTGATGAAAAAGAAACCTATGAAAATATCTTTTTACCTAATGACTCTTTTTCAACATTGTTAAGGTATATATCACAATATTATGGATTTTACAGCAATATACCTTTAATGTATACGGATTTGAAATCTTTTAACATAAAATCCGTCAACGAAGTTAAAGACCAACCCATCACATTATACTTACGGGAAGAATCAAAAGAACATAAAATCAAAATAGATGAATTGAAATATGCAGTTTATAGTTTACCTAGTTTTCAAAATGCTATAAACAGAATAACAACAAAAATTCCTAAAAAGATTACTATGATTAAAAATGAAGTAGACACATTATTTTCTATAGAAGAATTGGATACTATAAAACATCTTAGATCCGAAAATACAGTACAAACTACAGCATTATATGATACATATTTTGATAAATATATACAACCTAATATGACATTTATGTCTAATAAATCAAGCACATTACCTATACTTGAAAACTTATCTTCTATTTTAGTTAATACTGTAAAACCTACAAAAATATCTATACCAGATCCATTTAGATTCAATCATTGGTTTATAGGTAGAAAAGTAAAAGTAGAATCTAAACACGTCATGCATTCGGATTTAGATGTTACTTACTATGTTTCTGGTCTATCTTTTAATATTAGTCAAAATCAAGAAAAACAATGGAGGGGTACAGTAGATGTGACATTAAAAACAGCGTCTACGAGGAATGTGGAGGTGTAGTAATATGTCTAACATATTATTAGAAGATATATTCGATAGTGAATTAGATGAATATTATAGAGAATTTTCAAAAGAAGAAACATTCGAATATATAGATAAGTTAAAAGAACATAACAATATAGAGAATCAGAAATATTTAAAAGCATTATTTAATGCTTTAGGACGAGGTGTACAAGTAAACAAAGTATTCTTGGCGGAATGCACAGCCAATGAGTTTATAGGAAAATTACAGTATATGGCAAGTTCTTTATTATTACCTTTTTCTGGTATTGGTGCATTGGAACCATATGTAAATAAGTTATATTATTATTTAACAAATAATTCTTCTTTGGATGCATTAAGTATAGGCGGTGTATACATACCAAGAAAAGATAAATTGTTTGTATTTATTAAGTCTAGTAAGTTAAAAGATTATAAAATTCATTCTGATAAATTGTTATATGTACTATTGCATGAAATGTGTCATCTATATGCTAAAACGCAACCTAAATCTTTTAAAAGTATATTTTGGTCTTCTTATATATTTCCTTTTTATAAAGCGTTTTTTAAAAATCTTAATAACGAGTATAATCTAAATGTGCCGGATAAAGTACTATTAGAATATACAAAAATATATGCGGAATCTTTATTGGAAATGGAAAGTGTTCGTAATTATAAAAAATTGTCAACTATGTATAAAACATTGGATAAGCTACATAATAAACTTACATACTTAGTGTATACTTTATTTTTAAATGTTTATACAGAAGAAGAATTTAAAGCAGAATCCGAATTATATTTAGCAGAAGTATTTCATCAATCTTATAAAGATATAGGTATACATTTACCAAATGTGTTTAAGCTATATCAAGAAATACTATTCCCTAGTGAAATAGTATGCATTTCAGCATTTGTCAATAATCAGAAACCAGAATATATAAAAATGTTAAACACCATCTTCATATAAAAGAGGTTATTATTATGGCTAGACCTAAAAAGCAAACACTAAATACAACTAGTAAGGTTTCTGAATTAACACCACAACAAATTGTAGAGGAATATACTAAGTGTGCTCAAAGTGTGGAATATTTTTTAGGTCATTATGCTTTAGTACCTGTTCCCGGAACAGATTTAATGACACCTCTAAAGTTGTGGAAACCACAAAGAAAAATAACAGACGCATTGAACGATATTTGGACAAATAAAGAAAAAAATGGATTAGTGTTAATGGCTTCAAGACAATGTGGTAAAACACAAATAATAGAAGCTGTATGTGTTTGGCTTATGTTGTTTAATCCTAATTATGTTATATTACATTTGAATAGAGATTTACCGCAAGGTAAACAAACGATTAATGAAATTAGAAGTATTATAGATAATTTGCCGTATTGGCTAAAACCTCAATTTGATATTGATAATAAACAAGAAGGTTTTAAGTTTACTAATGGATCTCAATTTGTTTTGCAAGCAAGTAATAAACCTAAAGATAAAAAGTCTGCTAAAGGTAGAGGTAGGAGACCCATGTTTGTGTGGGTTGACGAGGCCGCATTTATGCCTTTAGAAGCGCACATGGCGTCTATACTACCGACAACATCTAGAACATTCTTAAATGCTAAAAAATATGATATACCTTATGGTATAATTTTCACATCCACCCCCAACGGACGCAAAGGTACTGGTGAAGGTTATTATAATATGGTTATGGATGCATCTACTAATCCAAATAGTATATATCATTATGTATCTATTTATTGGTGGGAATGTCCTGGATATGATGCTAAATGGTTTTCAGAACGTTGTAAAGAAAACCATTGTACAGCAGAATCACCAAATCAAAAAGTACAACAAGAATATAATTTAATGTTTATTGGTAGTGACGATAGTATATTTGAGCAAAAAATAATGGAACTTATTCAAGATGCTCAAAAAGCAAAAGAACCTATGCGTAAATTTAATTATGCAGATGGTTATATATATTGGTGGGATATACCTTCACCAAAATATCGCTATATTGTCGGCATAGATACGGCTACAGAGCACGGTACAGACTTTTCCACAGTATATGTCGAATGTTATGAAACTGGTGTGCAAATAGCGGAATGCAAGGTTAAATGTACAGTTAAACAATTTTGTAATTATTATATTCCACTTGTTATAGATTTGTTACCTAATAAAGTATTAGTTATTGAAAGAAATGGTGTGGGGAATCAAACCATAGAAGAATTACAAGATAAATATTTACATATTATTTTAAAAGATGATAAAAATGCTACAGAAAGAAATGCTAAATTAGGTATACATTCTACCGGATCTATTAGAAATTTAGTAGTGGAACAAATATTCAATGTATTTAATACGGAACATGAAAATATTTTATCATATAATTTAAGAATGGAAGCCGCAGGCTTAGAAAGAAAATCTTCAGGTAGAATAGAAGGCCAACCAGACGATTTATGTTTTGCTTTAGGTTGGGTCAAGTACGCTAAAACATATTATGATTTAACGGCTTATTTTGGTATGGGTTCGAGGATACAAAATTATGATGAAATAGATTTAAATGGTTCTGTTACTATGGTAGAATCAGATACAAATGAAGCTATAAATATGGATTTACATACATATGAAATGATGTATGGCGCAAATAAACAGCTTCATGAAGATTTGGAACTATACCAGAAATTTAAACAGAACAAATCTAGGAGCAATAGTAATTATGACACGGATGTCTTTTCTTCTGTTGAAGATCTAATATGATTAAAGGAGGCTCGTATTATTAATATTTATAAATTATTGCGCGAGCTATGCAATACCACAAAACTTGTGTGTAACGCAAGTATGTATAGTGATTTATCTTACTATTATAATTGGAATTTAGATAAATTTGTTGCGGTTAAAATGTTAGACGACTACAATATATACTATAACG